AAGCCGTCAACATCTAGTTTCGCATCCTTGAAGCCTTTGACCATTTTCGCCAATTTTTCGATACCAGCCGTAAACGGGGTAAACAGCAATGTCATGGCAGTCGTCAACTCGGTCACAACAGGATAAAAAGCCCCGCCTTCACGAATCAACTTTGAGAACCCTGAGAACAAGTCATAAGAAGCCTTGATCATTGGGCCGAAACCAGCCAGCAACGCACCGCCCATTGCCACCTGCATGTCATTGACAATTCGAGGGAATGAACGTAAAACCTTTCCAGGTTCTTCCATAGCGGCCGAATAAACGCCAGCAACCTTCGCACCCTCATCCATAATCAGGTTGATAATGGCCTGCTGACGCTCCTGAGCGTTCAAATTGTTTGCTGTCTTACCAATACTTAATGCGTACTTGGCGTAACCTGTCGAAGCTTGCTCTGAAATACCAGCCGATTTGAGCAACATGCTGTTACCCGTTTTGATAGCACGAGTCAGAATCATTGCCGTATCGGTCGAGTTCTTCTGTGAAATAACTGCCAAGTCCTGTGCTACACGAGCAACTTTGGCGGCCTGAGCCATCTCAAGGTTGCCTTGAGCGAACTCAATAGCCATCTGCTGTGCGGCGGCCATCTCAATACCGTTATCACGAATAGCCTGAGCAGACTTTTTGATGTTATCTGCACCAATCCCGGTGGATTTACCAATCGCATCAATAGCGACGTTTAACTCCGAAACACGTGCAGCAGCCTGAAACGAGGCTTTGCCCATTTTTACAAGGCCAAAAGCAGCTCCACCGATGACTGCACCAGCAGCGATTAAGCCTTTATTTACGCCACCAACAGTCTGATTTAACTGATTAGCAGAGGATGAGGCTTGTTGAAAAGCCTTGGTGAAGCCATCGTCAATCGCACGTAAGTACGCTACAACCTGGATATCTTCAGCCATTTAATCACCTCCTGCGTTTGTTCGCCTGTTCAGCTTCGTAAGCCCTTAATTTGTATAGGGCGGCCCACTCAACTATTTCCGCAGAGGTGATTGGGAGATGGGCAGGTGTGCCGTACAAAAGTTCGGCCACCGTGCGCCCCAATTTCTCCGCTAGTTCGAAGAGGAACCGCCGTTCGGTGTTGATGAGGAGTCTTTTCCCGCGACATCAATGGCATCAGCCCCAAAACCTGACAATCGCATAGCGACCGTGTTGATCTTTTCCAAAGCCGCACCATTCTTGGACATAATTGTGTCCTTGTCAGCGTGGGTAAACACAGGCTCGCCCGTTTCCGGGTCGTAAACGCATGTGACAACAACTTCAGGCATCATCTTCGCAAAGTTGACATTGCCGTTGTTATCTGCTGCATCCTGAACAATCGCTGCGCGAGCAGCTCCGCTCATACCTCGAACTTCTACTTCAACACCCCATTGATCAATCTTGACGATTTCTCTTTGTAGGTCATCTACTGCAATAATGCGGTCACGTAAGGACACGATATTTCTCCTGTGTTTGTTGGTTTTTGGGTTTATGATTTGCCTATTGGCTTATCATTACCAAGTGGTGCGAGTTACTGGACCCGTTACTTGGAAATCTGCTGTTGCTTGAACTACATCGCCGACTGATGCCGAAATGTTGTAGCCAGTCATAATGCAAGTACCTGTGTACTTGATCATGCTTGCTGTGCTACCAGTTGGGCCGTATTCAAAATCCAAAGCGGTTGCGAAACCAAGAACACCAGCAAGGGTTGCGTCTGCCGTAGCGTCAAACAAGCCTGAAATGCTGAAGTTCGCATCCGACAAGCCCACAATGTAGGTCTTAGCCGAACCTGAAACACCGAACGTTGTGGTTTCCGCTGTCTCGATTGAACGAGAAAGAGAAACATCGTTTAGATATGAGGAGTAGTCCACCAGGGTTGATGAAGAGTTGTCCAATTTGAATACTGCTGACTTGCCATGTGCGAATGCCACGATTTACCTCCGTGCGAAAGAAACTTGATAGGTGATTGATCCTGAACCTGCGGTAAGCGTGTTTTGCGCCCTCAGGTATCGGTTTACTGTCGTACCAGCCGCAACTGTGACCCGTTCCGAAGTTGTTATCGTTGTTGCTACAACGGTAAATGATGCCAAATCAGCCCAAGTTGAGTTATCACTTGAGTGTTGGACTTTGATGGTCGCATTAGCCGACCGTGTGTTGACTGAAACATGAAGTTGAGCCAAACCGCCATTAGCAGTCGAGGCGGCATTATCAACCGAAGTGCTGTTTGTGGTAGCCGAAATTGAGGCTAAAGCAGCAAGAGAAACACCATGATCAATACCACCGTCAGCTTGAGCATCATAGGAAACCGAAACAACATCACCAACAGGTGACGAAACCGAATACCCGGTGGTTTTTGCTTGAAGCAGTTTTACCGGGTTACCAATCGTTGAGGTTGTTGGAAAAAACGATACTGGAGCGTTCGTATCTGAGCCAATCGAGGCTGTAAGGACAGCATCAACAGCACCTGCAACACCGTCAAACATCCCGGAAGCTGTCACCGTTCCATCTCGCAATCCCGTGATATACGTTTTTGCGCTGGAACCGAATGCGGTCGTTTCCGCAGTCTCGACCATTGTGGACACCGATCCATCGTTCAGGTATGCACTCAAATCGTAAATACCGTGCAAAACAACAGCACTCTTACCATGAATAAAAGCCATTACTTATCCTCCGAATCAATCGCATCAGCAACAACTGGAGCAGCCTCTACGACCTGAGCAGGCTCTTCTTTAACTTCGACTTTTGCTTTGGCAGAGCCATCAGCAAGTTCAATAATTCCTTGTTCTTTCAGCCACGAAACAGACTTAGCTGGGATGTCGTCAACGATCTCGCCTGCTTCAACGCGGCGATTTAGGTAATCTAACCCTTGATTTACTAGGTATTTCGGCATCTTTACTCCTGATAGTGGCACGTGGCTCTACCCCGGATACCGACCTGACCACAAGGGTACGAACGGGCGATGCCGAGGTCACGAGGACACGAAGAACTATCAGGACTTTACAACGCATCAGCCGACAGGCCGACTGTATATGGCTTTAGTTCACCAACCACCCTCAGGGATGATCCAGGGCGACCAATCAGAACCTGTTACCTCAAACAGCAGTCTTCCAGCCTTCAAGTTTGTGAACGCATCCAACAAAGGCTCTTGGGTGCAAATCTTCATTTGGGTGCAGATAGGCGCATATTTGTTGCGTTTGGGGTTGAAATTAATTCCATTGATCTGAAGCAATCCGCTATCTGAGGGATGACTCATGGTAGCCATTTTGATGAAACCACAGTTCGCATCCACGACCGAACCGCCAATACGAGCTGGGCAACAACCTGACTCGCGAGCAATAATGTGCAACAAACGAGGCATCTGATGTGCCTTCCACCCAGCAGCCAAAGCCACAGGAGGAATCCAAGAACAATCACCATGCTTGTAAACCTGAGGCACAACATATGCCGGGGCTTTGGCTTCAAAAGCCGCCAAGGAAACAAGGGGAACTGGATAACCAATCGTGGGGGCAGAAGCCGCCTGAACTGCTGAAATCAAACCAATACAAACACTTAAAAGGGTTACCGCTACTGCGGTTAAAAACATTTTCTTCATCGGGTACCTCCGATAATCGAGAAATAAGGGCAGGCTAAACGCATCAAATGATACGAAGCCGTCAATCTTTTTTGTTTACCTCCTGATGGAGTTCTACGTTTAAGGATGACACCTCGCGAGGTGCGCTGTCACTTTCAAACCTGTCTAACGACACTCCCAAGTCGCTCAAACCGCTTGGTAAATCCTACAGCCCCGGATCACCCAAGGCAAGCACTTAGGCCCCGTTTTTGGCTTTACAACGGTGGCAAACAATAACCCAGGGTCTAGTAACCGAGACTGCGAGCATCTTTTTGCACCGCCAGCATCTAGGTTCTAAATCCTCTGTAGCCCCTTTGCCATAAGCATCAACGGGTATTTCGGAGTTATCTAACCCAGCCATACGGTGTAATCGCATCCGATGAGAGCGCGGTCGTCACCATCTCGACTCAATGGATAAACCTCTGAAGTCGCCAAGATCGTCAAAATGACCACCCCGGAAAGGGTTGTACCCCTTACAGCACCGAGGATAGCCCTTACAGCAACAGCCTTTGTGCGAGCCGCAGGGTAATCGTTCCGAGCTGCACGACAAACCACTCGAATACGTTGATGATCAATCGCATAAACGCCCGCACCAAACGTGTGATCGGGGCCGCTACCAGCCGACTCATACAAAGTCACACAAGCATCCGGGGTGTCAGGAGCGCGAGCAAGAAAGATATCCGTAGCCAAAGTGCCTTGCCCCTGGCTTGCCAAATAGGTTCCCAACGCATCCAAAATAGCCATTACTTAGCTTCCCTTGCTGCTTCACGATCAATAATTCCTTGAATACGTTGGGCTAGACGAGCCGACAAACCTTCAGAAGCATCCATCATTGGCTCTTCCAAGTAGTAAGCCTGCCTGCCCTCAGCGTGTTTGAAGTCCTCGTTCTCGTGCTGGATAATCGCATAGTTCACCATCTCATCGCCGCCCGCAGCTCCACCGTAAGTGATCTCAACAGATGTGGTTTTCCCCACCATGAATGGATCGTGGACTCGACCCGAACTAGACAAAGCACCTTCAGCATAAGGCACTAGCTCCCTAGAAGTCGGCAAAATAGCCTGTGCCTCAGCGTACAAAGCCTCTTTAATGTTGCCTGTATAGCCAGTAACAACACGGCGGCCAAGAGAAATAACCGAAGTAAGACCATCCACATAAACAACCTGTTTACGCGCCATGTCAGTTACCAAACGAAACAGTTGTGTGGTGTGTACCCGTATCGTCATTGTAAACCTGGACAGAAAGAATCAAAGGCGAACTACTATCAGGTAACACAATCTTGGAATCCGTTGTAATTGTTGGGTTTCCGTAAAAAATGATCGTTCCAACCTCATAAACATCACGCCCGTCAGCCGACTTAACCACTCGACCAGTTTCCTGAACCCGGCAATTCGTTGCTGTACCAGTAGCAGAAAAGGTGAACTTGCCATACGCATCAGTAGATGACTTAGGGTAAACAGTCACCTGAGTAGGCATCAAATCAAGGAAAGCGGCCTCAATGGTCATTCAGGGAAGTCCTGGATCGGTGGAACATAAACCATTCCTGTGCCAACGTTGCGGCCCATACCAATCGAGAACTCTGAACTAACCGGGTAACCAGTCGCATCCCAATTAGGCGAAGGCGGGGCTATATGTGCAGATGACGACCGTAAACGCTCGGCGCGATCCAAAAAGCCTTTAGCCGAAGCCCCAAATTGAGTTGAAATTGAAAGATCGCCCACACTCCTTGAATAGTCAGCCTTCCCTTGATACTTACCAGCAATAGCCTCACAAGCAAAAGCGGCAGCATAATACGCATTAGGAGTCCATTGAGAGATCAAAAAAGTAATCTCAGCGTTCTGCAACAACTGATTAGTGGTATCAGTATCGCCACAAAGGAAACGCACCTGATCCAACGTGGTTGACGCTGGATCGCCTGAATAAGACCAGGCCATAAAATTAGTCCAGCGTTAGAGTAAGCGATGTGATCTGAAAAGTATCGCCAGCAGTAACAGCAGCCGAAGATGAGAAAGCACCCGACCACAAACAGTTGCCA